ATGATGCGTTTGATCACTGGCACGCCTGGTGCCGGTAAAACTCTGTTCGCCGTGTCTGACCTGGTAAAGCTTGCCCAGGCTGAGGCAAAAAAGGCTGAGAAGGGTGAAGAGCCCCGGGACATTTACACCAACATTGAAGGTATTTCTATTCCTGGTGTTTCTGCGCTTCCTGATAAGGATTGGCGCAACCTTCCTGATGGTTCTCTCGTTGTCTATGATGAGGCTCACCAGCTTTTCAGGGCTACGGGTAAGCCTGGCCTCTCTAATGATCCTGTGATTTCTGAAATGGATATGCACCGGCATAGAGGGTTTGATCTTTGGTTCATTACTCAATTCCCAACAAAGGTTCATCACGAAGTCAGATCTATGTGTGATGAACATATTCACCTTCTGCGCCAGTTCGGCGCGAAACAGGCCACCATATTCAAATGGCCTGAATCCTCAGATGTGAAAGATCCATCTGCCCGATCGGTTGCTGATAAGTCGCTTTTTCGTTATCCGAAAGACTGTTTCAAGTTCTATAAATCCGCATCCCTTCACACTGCGAAGCTCCGTATTCCGGCTAAGTTGAAATTTCTTGCGGTCGTTATTGCCTGCATTGGTTCGTTTGTTGGTTATCGCCTGGTCTCTGCGGGTGGCTTTTCGTCTCTTGCAGCTGCTCAGGCTTCCCCGGTTGGGTCGGTGGTGGCCGGGGGGGAGGCAGCGAAGCGCCCCCCCGGCACAGCCACCGGTTCGGATTTTCTTGTCGTTGGTGGTTGTGTCTCCAGTGCTAAGGCTTGCCAGTGCTACACCAAAAGCCTTGACCCTATCCCACAGTCTGACGCTGAATGTCGTACGCTTGCTGATCAGCCGTTGGCAATGGGTTTGAAAATAGAAAAGAAATGAACAAAAGAAAGAAACAAACAAACAAACTTTAGTGTGATATTCGTCACACTTTTCAATGAGTCAAAATTGACTCACTCCCGCCAATGAGTCATAATTGACTCACTTACTAGGGAGAATATCTATGAAAATTGAACACATTTTAGGACGTCTTGCCGCTCTTCGGGTTTATGGCTTTCAGCTGCAAGACAAGCTCTCTGATGACTTTATTCGTCTCTCTCGAGATGAACGCCAAATTTCCCAAATTGTTCAATCTGTCCGTAATGGTGCTTCTGCTCCCTCCCGGCTTTTCACTGCTGACAATCTTCTAAAAAGGCATGGTTTCTAATGCGTAATCGTTTGAATGTTATATGGCAAGGTAAGCGTACTACAGCCCGCTTTCCTGATTATCTCTGGCGCTTTGCTATGGTGGCCTCTGGTAAAGCTGATGTGACTCTTCATGACGACATCCAGGACTATTTGTCTAAATGCACTGGCACTGATCCCCAGCTGGAGAAGTGGACCGCTTCTGATCTTGTTCGAGATTATCTGGTCAGGGAAATTGATTGCGGTCTACTCTATGCCGGGTTTAATCCCGGCAACAGCCGCGCACCTGGTCACGTTCCGTCTCCTGGCCTTTCTGCGGCGGAAGCCCGGCCAATTACCGACGAGCACAAACGCCCCCGAGGGGGCACCCCCTCGGCCTCCTAAGCAAAGGCGGTTTGCATGATAGACAGCTTGATAATTCAGATCCCGTTTTCTGACTCTGTGGTTAAGGGTCGGGCTGTTGAATCTAATGGCTCTGATCTCGATTCTTTCCCCTGGGGATGGCAAGGGGTTTACCGTGTTGATCCTAAATTGCTGCCCTTTAAAACCAGTGCTCGGGAACTGATCAAAAATGAAAAGGGGGAATGGATTCCCGAAGATATTTTCTGTCCCTGGGATAGCATCGCTAGTTCACATTCAGGATTAGCGATAAAGCCATTTCATGAGGGTAACGGAAAGCTCTGCTGGCCCTACCTGGAAATCAAAGCCAGTCCCGCAAAATTGGTTCAGGGTCATAACGTCTTTGGCACAGATCACGTTCGCCCTTGTGTTAATAACATGCTCGATGTTTTGACTCAGCAATACCCCGAAATCGGGCCGCTTCTGGATATTCGCAACGCTCGTATCAGTGCAATCGACATCACTTACAGTGTCCGTATCCCTTTCGAGCAACACCGGCGGGCCCTTATGGACTCTTTACGCCATGTCTCCAAAGGTCAGACGAAAAACCGCGGCGAAAACTACGAAACAACGTGTTATTTCGGCTCGAAAAAATCACGGCTCAAAAAAATAAAGGTTTATCTCAAGGGTCCAGAATTGGCCCGGGATATTCAGGACCGGAAAAAGAAAAATCTCCCTTTGCCGCCTGGGGATGTGGTTCAGTCTGCTCAAGATCTGGTCCGCTTTGAGCTCACGCTCAAAAAGGATTGGTTTGATCGTCGGGCTATACCTGTTCGCTTGGGTGCTTTTCTATCCCTTACTGATTCGAATCCCTCGATTATCCGTAAGTGTTATGATGAGGGCTGTCAGGATCTGTTTGATGCTCTGTGTGGTGAGGTGGTTAAAGTGACTAGTGACAAAGACGTTATTGCAGCTATAGACCGTGTTCACGGTGACACCAGGGGCCGTACTGCCCGCCTGATGGGGTTCTACCAGGCATTAAAAGCGGTTGGGTATGAAAGTTTGAAATCACAGTATCCTGATCGGTCCTTTCGTCGTTACATCGGTGATCTTGAGGACGCTGGTTTTTCTCGTGCGCATCTTTGTTCCCTTCATGAGACCAAAGGTGTAACCGTTATCGCGTTTCCTCAGTTGGTCACGGCTCAGATGCTCGAAGAACCAGCGCCGGATAATTATCACTATCCGGACTGGTCGCTGACCGGTTGATCCAGGGGCTGCAATCGCAGCCCTTTTTTGTGTGTGGGCGCACACACTTTAATAGTGCGCTCTCCGGCCAAATTTGGCCAAAACTCCGATTTTTCCGCTGCCTCTCTGCCACAAAAAAACCCGCCTCGGCGGGTTAAACTTCCTCTTTCTTTTGCTCTAAAGATTCGGCCCATTCTCTAAGCCTTGCTTCTATCGCCTCTGCTGTGTCCACGTTCAGCCAATCCCTGATCAGCTCCTTGATCCGTTCGTTTAAGTCCTTCACTGATTAGCTCCTCTGTCACGTCCTGCAGTGTTCTGCGCTCCTGTAGCGCTTTGAGTTTTAGTAAATCATGCAGTTCCTGCGCGATTTTTAATGTTTTGTCGGTCACCTTTTCAGCTCCTGGGAAATTATTTAAGATTTTACACAATTACACTTTGACACTTTTACACGATTCTACTAAATTTCCCTTTGTGGTGTTTTCCATTTCTGTAAAAGGTGATTGTGATGTTACTAGAAATTATTGCAGGCCGCTCTGAGGTGACTGAAGTCAGAAACAAAGATCATCAGATTGTGGCTCTGAAACAAGAATGTTATGCCCATCTCCCGGGCTCCGCTTTTCCCGTTCAGTGCAAAATACGTGTTGAACGGCCGCTCCAGCCTGGCAAATATCAGGCTGAATTGCCGTTTAAAATTGGTCGTTGGGGTGACATTGAGGTTAACCCCTTCGAAAACCCGCGCCTTACCCCTGCCAAACCTGAACAGGTTAAGGCTGCCTCCTGATGTATATCTGCGCTCAGCTTGATCAATCTGGGGGTTGTGCCGTCTGGTCTGAATATTTCGGGCTTTTACCCCCTCTCTCGATCTCTGATGCGCTTTTGATTGCGGGCGCTGCCTTTGGTGTGTGGGGCCTTGCTTGGGGTGCTCGGCAAATTGTCGGGCTTGTCATTAACCGGTAAACGAGGGTTCCATCATGGATCTGACTGCCGTTACTACCGCGATCACTGGCGCCGGTACCGACATTGCAACTGTAGGCGTTGCAATTATCGGTGTTGCTGCAACTGTGTTTGCTTTCCGCTGGATTAAGGCGGCGTTCTTCTAAGAACGTTTCCGGGCCGGTTCGCCGGCCTTTTTTTATTGAGGTTTATTCTATGGAAGGGTGGTTGGTTTTATGGGTTCTCTTCATCGCTGGTTGTATTCTGTTCCGCTGATTCTCTTTTCTGCGCTCTCCTTTGCTGCTCCTGTCACTTATGAAACTGTCCGTGTTGGCCCTGGCTCCTACGCTCCCAGCGGGGTAAAAACCCCCATCACGGTTAAGATCAATACTGCGGGTGTGTCCAAGTTTCACGAAATTGTACCTGTAGCCTCTAAATCGACTATTCGTAAATTCGCCCTTTTTGCTGCTCGCCGTACCCCTCAAGGTATTGCAGCTCTCGCTGTGATTGAGGCTTTGGGTTATGCCTTTGATGAGTCTACCGGCGAGGTTCTCCCAGGTACTGAAGGTCATCCCGGCCTTGATTGTTCGTTGGGTTGTTACAGTGCAACGGGAGAAAATGGGTATATTTACGCTCCCACGAAAGAAGGCGCTGCCGCTGCAGCTCTCAAAACTCGCCCTAACCTTGCTGAATTTGATCGCTGTGAGTCGACTGGTACCCACACTGCCCGGTGTTATGGTATTTCAACCTCTGGCACCACGCTTTCTAACGCTTCAGCTCTTATCACGAATCAAACGTTTACCTGCCCCTCCGGTCAAATCGTTATTGGTTCTTCCTGCGTTGCTGACTTGGCTCCGGAGTGGTCGACTGAAGTTGTCCCGGTTGACTTTGATCACCTGGATAACGAAATTGATA